TTACTGATAAAGTCGTACCCATATCAGTTAACTATCCGTTCTTCTTCAAACCGATACAAGATGGTATGGATCGCCCTAAAACTGAATTGGCGTACAGGGTTCCGGCTTCGAAATTAACAAGGAGAAAATTAGATTCAGGGGAAAAGTTAGAGGAGATAGATGGATTAGATACAACTATTGACTGGAAGAACACGGGAGATAACAGCTACGATGGTGAAAAACTAAAACTACTAGCACACGATGAGAGTGGTAAATGGGAGAGACCTGATAATATTAAGAACAATTGGAAAGTTACTAAAACTTGCTTGAGATTAGGTAGAAGAATCATAGGTAAGTGCATGATGGGTTCAACGTCAAATGCTTTAGATAAAGGAGGTCAAAACTTCAAAGACATATATAGCAGCTCTGACGTAACCAACAGGAACAAGAACGGACAAACAAAATCAGGTTTATATTCTTTGTTTATACCAATGGAGTGGAACTATGAAGGTTATATAGATATGTTTGGTATACCTGTATTTGACACACCAAAAAAACCAGTTAAAGGTATTGATGGATTACCAATACATATAGGTGTTATAGAGTATTGGGATAACGAAGCTGAGGGATTGAAGAGTGATCAAGATGGATTGAATGAGTTTTATAGGCAATTTCCTAGAACTGAGAAACATGCCTTTAGAGACGAGACCCAACAAAGTTTGTTTAATTTAGTTAAGATATATGAACAAATAGATTTTAACGAGGATTTAAATAACGCTGCTAACGTAACCACAGGAAGTTTCCAGTGGGAAAATGGTATTAAAGATACTAGAGTTATTTTTAGTCCAAACAAGTCTGGAAGGTTTAAAGTTAGTTGGGTTCCACCTAAAAATCTTCAAAATCATGTAATAGTAAAGAGTGGAGTGAAATATCCTGGCAACGAGCATATTGGAGCTTTTGGTTGTGATAGTTATGACATATCAGGTACTGTTGATGGTAAAGGATCTAATGGAGCTTTACACGGTTTAACTAAGTTCAGTATGGAAGATGCACCACCTAGTCATTTCTTTTTAGAGTACATATCTAGACCACCGACAGCTGAGATATTTTTTGAAGATGTTTTAATGGCTTTGATTTTTTATGGAATGCCAATACTAGCAGAGAATAATAAACCAAGGTTGTTGTACCATATTAAACGTAGAGGGTATAGAGGTTTTTCTATGAACAGACCAGATAAAACTTGGAATAAGTTATCTGTGACAGAAAAAGAAATAGGTGGAATACCTAACTCCTCTGAAGATATTAAGCAAGCTCACGCAGCTGCTATAGAAAGTTATATAGAAAACTATGTTGGATTGAATGAAGATGGATGTGGTGATATGTACTTTCAGAGAACACTAGAAGATTGGGCTCAGTTTGATATAACAAAAAGAACAAAGCATGATGCTTCAATAAGTTCAGGATTAGCAGCAATGGCGTGCAATAAAAATATGTATAGACCAACGTCTGTAAGATCAGTAAAAAAATTAAATCTAGGTATTTCAATGTATGACAATGACGGGTTCGTTTCTAAAATAAAGATAAATGATAAACACTAATACTAACAGCTCTTTTCCAGACCAGGTAGTACCTGAGGAGATAAAAAGAACTTACGATTATGGGTTGCAGGTAGGCAGAGCTATAGAAGGTGAGTGGTTTAGATATGGATCTGGAAGAGGTAACGATAGATTTTCTACTAACTATAACAACTTTCATAGACTAAGACTATACGCAAGGGGAGAACAATCTGTGCAGAAGTACAAAGATGAACTTTCTATAAATGGAGATTTATCTTACTTGAATTTAGATTGGACACCAGTACCAATAGTACCTAAGTTTGTAGATATACTAGTTAACGGTATGTCTCAAAAGATATATGATATAAAAGCTTTTTCTCAGGATCCAGAGTCTATTAAGAAAAGAACTAACTATGCTGAAGCTATATTAAGAGATATGCAAGCTGAAGCTTTTCTACAAAATATCCAGCAAACTTTAGGAATGGATATGTATTCTAGTGATGATCCTTCTAACTTGCCACAAAACAGAGAAGAGTTAAATCTTCACATGCAGATGAGTTATAAGCAGTCAATAGAGGTTGCAGAGGAAGAAGCTATAAACAATGTACTATCACTAAACAAATATGATCTAGTAAAAAGAAGGGTAGATAAAGATATAGTAGAAATAGGTATTGGATGTAACAAAACTGGGTATAATAAATCTGAAGGTGTTAAAGTAGACTACGTCGATCCAGCTAATATAGTTTATTCATATACAGAGGATCCAAACTTTGAAGATATATATTATGTAGGAGAAGTAAAGTCTATAAGTTTGCCAGAACTTAAAAAGCAATTTCCTTATATAACTGATGAGCAACTAGAAAGAATACAAAAATACCCTGGTAATACAAATTACACCAGGAACTGGAACGGAAGAGATAGCAACAATAATATTCAGGTTTTATATTTTGAGTATAAAACTTATGCAGATCAAGTATGGAAAGTTAAACAAACAGCTAGTGGATTAGAAAAGATACTAGAAAAACCAGATACATTTAACCCACCAGAAGGAGACTTCGAATTTAAGAGGGTGTCTAGAACTATAGAGACTTTATATACTGGAGCAAAGATATTAGGTTTTGAAGAAATGTTAGATTGGAAATTGTCTGAAAATATGACAAGACCTAAATCTAATCTTTGTAAAGTTAAAATGAATTACAATATTTGTGCACCTAAAATGTACAAAGGTAGGATAGAGTCTACAGTTAGTAAAATAGCTGGTTTTGCTGACATGATTCAAATAACTCATTTAAAACTTCAGCAACTACTTTCTAGAATGGTTCCAGATGGAGTTTATTTAGATGCTGATGGTTTAGCAGAAATAGATTTAGGTAATGGTACAAGTTACAATCCAGCCGAAGCACTTAATATGTATTTCCAAACTGGTAGTATTGTAGGTAGATCATTCACTCAAGATGGTGATATAAACCCTGGTAAGGTTCCAATACAAGAGTTATCAACTAGCAATGGACTAGGTAAAATTCAATCGCTAATTCAAACTTATCAGTATTATTTACAAATGATAAGAGATGTAACCGGATTAAATGAAGCTAGAGATGGAAGTGCTCCTGATAAAAACGCTTTAGTTGGGTTACAGAAACTAGCGGTAGCTAATTCAAATGTAGCAACTAGACATATATTACAATCTAGTTTATACCTTACGTTAAGAGCTTGTGAAAACATATCGTTAAGAATTTCAGATTGTCTAGAGTTTGATCTTACAAGAGAAAACTTAATATCTAGTATTAGCGCTTACAACGTTGGTTCACTAGAAGAAATGTATAAGCTTCATTTGCATGATTTTGGTATATTCTTAGAATTAGAACCAGATGAAGAAGAGCAACAAATGCTAGAGCAAAACATTCAAGTAGCATTACAGTCAGGTCAAATATATTTAGAAGATGCTATTGATATAAGAAATATCAAAAATATAAAATTAGCAAATCAACTACTTAAATTAAGAAGGCAACAAAAGCAAGCAAAAGATCAAGAGATGCAGCAAGCTAATATTCAAGCTCAAGCTCAAGCGCAAGCTGAAACAGCTGAAAGAACAGCTATGGCAGAGTTGCAGAAGAATCAAGCAATGGCTGAAACCACTTTACAAATAGAACAAGGTAAATCTCAATTTGAAATACAAAAATTAAGAGAAGAAGCTGAATTAAAGAAGGGGTTAATGGAGCTAGAGTTTCAATTTAATATGCAATTAAAAACAGCAGAAGTAAAAGCCAAGTCCCAAGCTGAGGTTTCAAGAGAGGATAGAAAAGACGATAGAACAAAAATACAAGCAACTCAACAAAGTGAGTTAATAAATCAAAGACAAAACAATTCAATGCCAACTGATTTTGAATCTACAGGTAACGATGTTTTAGGTCAAATGGGTTTAGATCAGTTCGACCCTAAGTAATAATTATATAATATTATATCATGTCAAAAGAAAAAGCAGTTAAGCAAGAGGGTGACTTTAAAATGAAACCCAAAGCTACTAAACCAAAAAAATTACAGAACAACAAAAATGAACCTATAAAGGTTGATTTATCTGCTGAAGAAGAAACTAAAGTTACAATAGATGCCGTTCAAGAACCAGGATCAAATGACAGCAATGATGTTGTCAGACAATCCGAAGACAAGGAAAGTAGCACAACAGTGGTTGAAGAAGTACGGGCCACCGAAGAAAAAACAGAAGAAGTAGTTAAAAAAGAAGAAACACCTGTAACTACTATAGAAGAAATTCCTGTAGAAGAGGTGAAAGAAATTAAAAAAGAAATTCAACAAGAACTTCAACAAACACCAGGTTTAGAATTACCGGAGAATGTTGAAAAGTTAGTTGAGTTTATGAAAGACACTGGTGGTACTGTTGAAGACTATGTTAGATTGAATGTAGATTACAACGATGTTGATGACAGTATATTACTAAGAGAATATTATAAAAAATCAAAACCTCATTTAGATTTAGATGAAGTAGATTTTTTACTTGAAGATAAGTTTTCGTATGACGAAGACGTAGATGATGATCGAGACATCAAAAAGAAAAAACTCGCAATGAAAGAGGAGATTGCTAAAGCTAGAGGTTTCTTAAATGAAACTAAGGAAAAGTATTACGATGAGATCAAGTTGAGACCAGGAGTAACACAAGACCAGCAAAGAGCAGTGGATTTTTTCGACAGATATAACAAGGACCAAGAAGTGAACAAAAAACACCACGAGGACTTTAAGACTAAAACTAAAAACTATTTTAACGAAGATTTCAAAGGTTTTGATTTCAGTTTAGGTGAAAAGAAGTTTAGGTATAAAGTTAATAATCCTACCGGTGTCAGTGACGCACAATCCAATATCAACAACTTTGTTAAGAAGTTCTTAAACGAAGATGGAAGTTTTAATGATTATGAAGGTTACCACAAAGCACTTTATGCAGCGCGTAACGCTGATACTATAGCTAATCATTTTTATGAGCAAGGCAAAGCTGATGCAATTAGAGATGTAAATGCTAAATCTAAAAATATAAGCAATGAACCTAGAGTTACTTCTAGTGGAGATGTTTATATAAACGGGTTAAAAGTAAAAGCGATAAACGGTGTAGATAGTTCTAGGTTAAAAATTAAAAATAAAAAATAAAACTTAAAATATAAATTATGAGTTTATCAGGAGGGGCTTTCCCCGCAAGTATAGTGCCATCACAACAAAGAATGGCGTTATCAACAAATTACCTATCTTTCAATGATGCTGCTGGCGGTGGTACATTTGCTCAGCAATACTTACCAGAGCTTTATGAAGCTGAAGTTGAGAGATATGGGAACAGAACCATTGGTGGTTTCTTAAGAATGGTTGGCGCTGAAATGCCAATGACATCGGATCAAGTTATTTGGTCTGAACAAAATAGATTACACGTTGCGTATTCAGAAGCTACTGTAGTTGTTGCTGGTGTTGCTCCAGCTGTTACTATTACATTAACACCTAACTTAGCTGGTACTGGGACCACGTCTCATGCTATTAGAACTAATCAAACTTTAGTTTTAGCTGATGTTGCTACAGGTTTAGTAGTTCAGAAGTTTTTAGTAACTGCTGTTACCGCTACAACTTGTTCTTTAGCACTATATGGTGGTAACGGAGCTGCTGTAAATGCTGCTTTACTAGGTGCTAACGCTTGTAAGCTATTCGTTTATGGTTCTGAATTTAACAAAGGAACAAACGGAATGGAAGGTTCTATTGAACCACAATTCACTCAGTTCTCTAACTCTCCAATTATCATTAAAGATAAGTACGAGATCAACGGTTCTGACACTGCTCAAATTGGTTGGGTTGAAGTTGCAACTGAAGACGGTACGTCTGGTTTTTTATGGTATCTAAAAGCTGAATCTGAAACAAGATTGAGATATGAAGATTACCTTGAAATGGCTATGGTTGAAGGTGAATTAGCTGCACAAACAGGTGTTGCTGGTGATGGA